CGGTAAAGGTGACGACAGCGGTAGCCGCAGTGCCGCCGCCCGCCTCGTCAATGCCGATGACGTCAAGCGGGCTGTTGCCAGCGTTGGCGGCCAACCACTTTTCGACGCGCCCGAACAGCTCGCCAGACCCGAAGGCCGCACGCTTCTGCGCCAAGGTCATGGCGTTGACGTCGCTGATCAGCGCGCCCGAGGTCGCGGTTGCCGCAGCAGGCAGTACGCCGACGAGCAGATCGCGGCGATCCGCGAAAGCGTCCACGATTGCCGCTGGCAGCAGTGAGATATTGATGCGCGGATTGCTGGTAGCAGCCATTTACTTGGCCTCCTTCGTGGTCGCCTTGGCGGATTTGTTCTCGGTGGCGACTTCGCCAGGAGTTTCGATGACGGCGATACAGCCATCGGTCTTGCTGTCAGCCATGCGGCGGCGCCAGTGTTGCTCAAGCGGCGTGCCATTGGCGTCAACTTCGATGATGGCCTGCTTGCCAGGCTTCAGGCCGTGCAAGCTCACCATGCTCTTGTTCTCAATGGTAATCGATTTGATCATGGTAGCGGCTCTTCATCCAAGTCTAACGCCATAGACATTATGGCCTTGTCGCTGTCGTTTACATAGAGGGACTGGTTGATATCCCGGAATGCAACGTCGGTTATGAACGGGGTCTGCCCGTCAAAGCCCGACTCAAAGGTTACCACATTCGGAACTTGCCAGTCATATACGTGCAGGTAATAGGCCGAATTATAGAGACCTGGCCCATGTCCCGCCGAAACTGTCACATATTGGATTGCCGACTGATCGGAGAATCCGAAGCCGTAGAAGATCTTGGTCAGCGCCTCGTATATCTCGCCGTACGCCATGTGCTGAGCGTTGTCACCACCGACGTCATTGGCTGTCGGGATGAACACGGCAACAGCGAAGTTCTGGAGCAGTCGCAACAACCGCATGTCCTGTTTCGTGAAAGTCGCCAGGCCATCGTTCGGCGTGTGGCGATCCTTGCTGACAGAAACGTCAGTCATGATCACGAAGATGAACGGCTTGCCGTTACCCTGCTTGGTGTAGATCGCCTCGGCACGAGTGATGTCGGCTGCCGCCCTGGCGCGGATCTTGGTGTTTACGGTGATCGTGTCGATGGCGCCGTCATAGTGGAAGATGCCTTCGGCTGGCTGGATAGTGACTGAGGTTCCGACGACGGCGGTGACGGTGCCGATACCTAGGACGCCAGTTGGCTGTTCGATCAGATAGCCGGGAACAGTCGGAGCGGTTGCGCCAGCGGGAATGGCAATCTCAAACGTCCGGCGATTCGGTACGCCTAGGATGTCATGGGCGCCATTCCAGATTGAAGGCGTGACGCCGCCAAGTGTGAGCTGCTGAGTGTCCAGGCGTTGGCGCGGCTCGGTCTGGTCATGATCGTTGGCCGTCGTGAATCGAGCGGTGCCGTCGCCGTTGTCGATATAGGCGGTGATCGGGTTGCGGACCTTGATACCGGACAGTAGCAATGTTTGGCCGACAGTTGGCGTGCCGCTGGCAATCGTCCCAGTGATCGCGCCAGACGCAACAGTCGCCGACGTGATGGTCAGCGCCTCGTTGAACAGGCTTGTCACGGATGGCAGGTATCGCCACAGGTGGGCCATTACGTCGCGGGGCGTAATCATTATTTGTAGGCCTCGGCGATGAATTTGATCAGGGTTTGCATGGTCACGGTTTGCATTTCGTTTACTGCGACGCTCAAGTGCGGCCGTTTTGCCATCCGAAGCGAGCCATCCCTATTTTGCGTGCCAAGTTCAAGGTAGGTCGCATATTCAGCTTCTTCGCCAAAAACCAGGGTGTGATGCCCTGTAGCTTCATAGCCAACGCTTTCGGCGAGCTTCCCGGTTCGATTCGCCGGAACCTCGCCAGGTGCAGACGCCTGATGTTTGCGACCGCGAAACGTATAGACGCGGCCAGTTCTCGGGCCATTCCGGATCATGTATCGCAGCTTGTTCGTCAGCAGCGTGCCGACTTCTTTCCAGGCGGCAGTCAGGGCGACGTTAGTGGCTCGCTCGGCGATCAGGATCTTCAGGATGTTGGCATTGTTGCTGGATGCCTCCTGAATGCTGATCATTTGCCGTCGCCATAAAACGATGGAAGATCGCGAGAGATAAACTCGCCGGTAAGAATCCTGTCCTGGGCGACAAGTGCGGCCGCCTTGGCTGCTATCTTGGCCCTCTTCAAAAAAAGACCGCATCCAAGGTTGCGCCAAGACCACTCATAGCGCTCAAGAACCCACAGAGATATCTCGGGCTTTTTGACCTTTGCCGATTCAAATGGGTAGTTCATGCCTGCCCCGCCTCAGATTCGCCGCGCTCGGTAGCCTGGATCATATCGTAAATCGAGTCTTCGTTGACGTTATCGACGCGCAGCACTCGAAAGCGACGATCAGCACCCATCAGAACAAATACGTTGCCAGCTTCGATGTTGCGCCAGTCAGTCCGGTGTCGCAGGAAGAAAAGATGGGTTGCGTTCGGATCAATAACTGTACCGGCAAACCTGGCAACACCAGCGTTCACGCCCGCCGTCGTACGGATTCCAGCCCATATACTCGCATAGGAAGTGAAGACAATGCCGCTGCTATCCCAGTCACCAGGCGTCTGGCCGACAGCTTCGCGATTAGCCAATTGGATCTGATGACGTAGGTCGCCAAGGCAGATCTTGACCTTTGGGAGCCGTAGTGTTTGGCAGCTCATTAACATACCCTCGGTGGCGCTGGCGTCGCACATTTTGGCATCGGAGGAATCCATGGCTGACTATCTACAACCGAATCCGCTGCATCACGATCTGGCGCGCAAGCTGCGCAAATGTACCGATACACGCCGACTCCTCCATAGAATGACCCAGTAAATGCTCTCCAGCCATCCTCGCGACGAAACTCACTCTTGCAAGCGCAGCATTGGCGCCAGACGAACCATGGATTACAGCGAGTGATTTCGTTCTTGCTGGCCGATTCACGCCTCATGCAAACACCCGCAGGATTCTGAACATCGCCAGCTTGGCCTGGATTCCTTGAGGCAATCCGAGCACATTGCAGCCGCCAGATGCTTCGCCACATCCGCCGCAGTCACCACGGTTAGCATCGAAGAACGCAATCAATTCAAGCAATCCCTGTTTCAGCGCCGGAGGAATCGCTGCCTCATTCGCATATCCAGCCGTGAACGTCACGCGCATCGGATACGGCTCGAACGAATCCGGCACGCCGATGCCACGAATCAGGTACAGGCGCCCCTGCTCGTCGAATGGCTTGAGTCGGTAGTCGGCAGGCGCAACAGTCTCGGCGCCATCACGGCCAATCAACTGAACCAACGTCACGGCACCGTCATTGATTGGCGCCCGACGCAGCCACAGGTAATCGTATGGCATCGCGCAGTCTCCAGGCGTGAACGAGTCGAACTTGCCCAGGACGGTGCGCGGCGAAAGAAGGCGATTGGTGTAGCGCTCAACCATGTCGATGGCATCAGCCGTCAATAAGGTAAGCTCAGCATCGCGAGAGATATCCGATACGTCGATTTTCAGGAACAGTTTAACAGTGTTCAGCGACACCGCCAGGCCAGCCGGAGCGGATACCTCGTAGCGGTCCGTCATTACTTGGCTCGCGCTTTGCGGACTTCAGGCTGCGCGTCGGCCTTGGCTTTTGGCTCGACCTTCACCCATTCAGCCCAGCCAGCTTCGACGATAGCGAAATCATCCGCTGCGCCGAAGCTCTTTTCATCGCCTTCGACCAGCTCGACGACCTGCGTGCCACCAAGTGCCCAGTTGCCGGATTTTAGAATCTTGATCATATTTCACCTCATAAAACAAAGGGGCTCGAAAGCCCCTTTATCATATCACCGTTACAGCTTACGCCGAAGCGGCAGCCGGAGCGTGATGCGGAGTACCGAGCACAGCAACCGCGCCCATGGTGCCGCCAGTGGTCACGCCAGTCGAAACGACACGCAGTTGCACGTAGCGTTTCTTGCCGACGTAGCCGATACGAGCGGTGGCGTTGTCGCTGGCCGCCACAAACACCGCCGAGCCAAGCACTTCTTCGCCAGTCAACTGGACGGCATCGGACAGACCGGAGTCATTGCCGTGCCACAGTTGCGCAGTGTAGGTGCCGTCGGTAATGGTGCCGGAGATCATGTAGAACTCCAGCGACTCATAGTGAGCGGTGTCGATGATCGCGCCACTGGTGGTGGTGTTGGTGGCGATAGCGGCAACGGTCAAGGCCAGCCGGCTGGTCGCTTCGTTATGCAGATCAAATACCTGGAACATGGCGACCCCCTTATGCCTTGGTTTTCAGAAGTTTGAACGCTTCCGGCAGAACCACTTGACCGTGGTTGTAGCGGTGGAAGGTCAGCTCGATGATGTTGTTCTTCTTGCGAGTCACGTCATCGCGGATAACTTGCAGGCCGGTCCGGTCGATGATGGTGTAGCCGCGCATGAAGTCGGCGTAGGCCAGGCTCAACGAGTTGGCCGCAACTGATGGCATGTCCTGCATCAGGATGTACGGCGCGCCTGCCAGGGTGTTCGGCTGGGTTGGGCCCAGGCCTACTTGCCACAGGTAGTGGTCGTTGGTCGAACCCTTCAGGGTGCGCAACAGCGCCAAGGTCTGGCGGTTCATCGCGTACATCGGGTTGTAGCCGACCTTCAGGTCGCCAGCCAGCAACAGAACGTCGTCGCCGCTGATCACGCCACTGTTGAGCGAGGTCCGCGCATCGGCAACCACGGCAGCGTTTGCCAGGAAGCCTTCAGGCTGCTTGGCGCCAGTACCCAGGACGAACTTGTTGCCCTCGGTGAACGCGAACGCCTCGGCCACGTCGTTCATGATCTCGGACTCCATGTCGAATTCCGAGTCAATGAGCTGGTCGTAGGTGTACGGCACGGTCACGGTCAGGCGATACGCGGTCAGAGTTTCCTGGCCGTAGGTCGAGTTGCTTTCGCCGCCAGCAGCGGCTTCGCCTTCGTAGCTGGCAACCGGGATGCTGGTACGAGTAGGAATGGACAGAGTTTTGCTGCCGACGGTACGGACGCGAGCAACAGAGCGCACCGGAGAAATCTCGGTGATCTTCTTGATGATCATGTTGTCCATTTCCGGCATGGTCAGGTAACCGCCCTGGGTGCCGATGTCGGTGCGCAGAGTCGCTTTCTGCTCGACGCTGAGCGCGTCCAGACCCTTCTGAGCGTAAAGCTGGAGAGCCTTGTACTCGGGAGTTTCCTTGTAGGTCTTGCCGCTTTGAGTCGAGGCGCGGGACAGCTCCAACTCCAGGCCGTCGATGCGCTCTTTCAGCTCAACGTTGGCCTTCACTTCTTCGGCAAGCTTGGCGGTGAATTCCTGGCTAGCCTTTTCCTGCTTTTCCAGAGCGGTATTGGTGGCGTCAACCATGCTCTTGAACTGCGCGGAGTCGGCGCCGAATTTTTCCACGGTTTCGCGAAGAGCCTTGACGGCTACAATCGCTTCGTCATTTACGTCGGACATATCATTTTCCTTCGATTTTGGAAGTCAGGGTTTTGGCAAATGCCAGCAAGCTTTGAAGCTCGTTGACAACTGCTGCTCCAGTAGAATCGTCCCGATTCCCTGACTTCACTTCGTCTCGAAGAAAAGTTTTAAGCGCGGATGCCAGGCGCTTAGATGTTTGATTGGTGAAGCATACGCCCGACTTGAAGAGTTTTTCAAGATCTCTTTCGGTCAGGATGGAAAGGTCGTCGAGTCGCACGCTGGATTTCTTGAACGGCGA